AACACGGGGCGACCGTCTTCGATCAGATGCCGCCATACCAGCCACAGGTACAGCCGCTCGGGCGCGCGCTTTGATTCCTCCAGCGCCTCAAGCAAGTCGAGCGCGCTGGGCCGCTTGAGCGTGACGGCGTGGCCGTCGATGTCGACGGTCTTCGGCTTGAGGGTAAGTGCGTCGCGGATGGTCATTATGTCCCTGTAGCCACGGTCCAAACCGCGGCGTCAGCTGCAGGCGTCTTCGTGAACTGAAGCTGAATGGTCGCGCGACCTACAGAATTTGCGGCGGCGGTGATTTCTAGCGAAGTGATAAACGCCTGGCCCTCGATGCTTTCGCCCGTTTCAAGAACGAACAGCCAGAAACTCGCGGCGTTTGCAGCATTGATGTGGGATAGCCAAGCCCTATGGGTTGTATCATCGTTGTCGTAGAAGATGTCAAGCGACGCCGTGGCGTTTGATACGCCTGCAAGGAATTCACTTGTTGGCGTGCCGATTGGCGTGATGTCAAGCGCAGGCCGCGACATGCTGAAAGAAATTGATCCGATGGCGGCAACATCGGCATACGTTGCACCAGTGAGTGCCTTCCACTGGAGTTTTGACAGCGCTGAGTTAAATGCCATTGGTTAGTCCCTGTAGTAGATGTCGATGGACGCCGTGACCTCGGCGGGTTCCTGTTCATCGCCCTCGCCGACCACCGCAGCCGACGTGGTATGCCCGTTCCAGATCACCGCCTCGAACTCGGCGAGGTTGTATTGCCCTGCGCCGCACGCGATCTTGAGCGCGGGCAGCACGTCGAGCGCAGCCTTTGTGGTCGCGGCGATGATCGTGATCTCGACCGAAGCAAGCCAGAGCTTTGCGCCGCCCGAAATCGACTGCTGGACCACGTTCGTCAGTTCGTAGGTGATCGCGGGCAGGATGCCGTCCTGCAGCCTGGAGCCGTGGGAGATGCGCGCCGCGGGGATCGCGTTGGTGATCCCAGCGTACGACGTAAGCATCGTCCGTACGTCCTGTTCGATGTTTACGCCAGGCATCAGTTCACCTCCGTGCACTGGATGACGGCGACTCGGTCGGCTTCATCAAGGTTCTGGATGGCGTTGATCTTGAGCGAGCGCCCGCGGACGGTCAGCCGGCATACCTCGGATAGGTTGATGTTCTCGACCGCCTGCCAGCGCGCGCGTATCTCGACGTTGCGGACCACGGCGACGCCGTCTGCGTAGCTCTGCTCCGCGGCGCTCTGCTCGCGCATGTCGCATCGAAACGTTCCGATGTTGCTCCAAGTGGTCGTGCGCATACCGATGGCGTCCAGCGTGTTGCTGGGCTGCGATGCGGTCGCCGTCCATCGGAGAACGCCGCCCGATATCATCGGATTCTGCTCCCCGTTCCAATGGCCGAGATGATGTATTCGACGGACATCGGCACGACGCTGAGCCCGATGGGCTGGAACGCCTCGGGGTTGTTGTACCAGGCGCCGACCAGCGCGATGATCGCGTGGACGATCTCATTCGGCACGTAGTCGTATCCGGCGGTGTAGTTCACCGAGATGGCGGTGCCTTCGTACGTCGCTGGTTCCTCAAGGAAGCGGATGCGGACCATCGGTCCGTCCGTGCGGTCGATCCAGTAATCGCCCGCTGGCATCGTGGTCAGGACGTTGGAGCCGTTGTAGTACGTAACGCTGGTCAGACCGACGAACGGATGGTCTGGCAGCAGCGTGTCGGTGAACTTCGCGAGGTACAGCGTCTTGTCCGTCGGCGCGAGCGTCACCTCGCACTTGCGCTCGATGAGCGAAGCCGCCGCCTCGCGAAGGCGGATCAGATCGACATCATCATCGTCGTAGTCGATCTTGAGCGCTGACTTGATTGTCGAGAGCGGAATGCTCATGGAAACCCACTGGCCGCGTTTCCGCGGCGAGTGGGCGGGGAGTGGAGATGATTAGCCGATCAGTGCCGCGAACGCGGACGGGAGCATGATGTGGCTGTCCGTGCGCGTGTAGATGTACAGCGTGCTTTCGTGGGTCGAGGCCGCGCTATAGGGATCGATCATCGACGTGATCCCGGTGCGGTCGAAGATCTCGAAATAGTTGAAGTCACCGACGACTCCGTAGATGGCGCCGTTTGCCGTGGTAGTCGGGACGTACTGACCGACCGAGTACGGGACGCCGTAGATCGTTCCAGGAAGGCCGACGACGTTGGTCTGGTTGACCGCGGCGGCGGGGCTGAACACGTAGTAGCCAGCAGAATCCTTCAGCTTGCGGACCGTCTTGAGAAGCGTATCGGAGATGAACCAGCGGAACGCCGGGCTTGCGCGGTACTGCGGCGGTACCGCATGGACGATGTCGATGATGTTGTCGGAAGTGACGCTCGTAAGCGCCGTACCCGCTCCCAAGTCGACGCCCTGCGAGATTCCTGAGGTCTTGCAAATGCCCTCGGGCTGGCTCGATCCGCTGCCGATGGTGTATGCCTCCTCGGTCTTCAGCGCGATGCTCATGGCGCACTTGTCGGCGACGTAGTTCAGTCCGCTGCCGATTCCGCCGCTGCCGATGGCATCCTCAATGAACTCCTGGCTCATCTTGGTGGCCGTGACGTACTTGTAGGGGACCACGCTGATCGCGGCGCTAAAGGTCGGGTCTGCCGGGCTGATTGAGCCCGCTTCAGTGACAAGAGCGGTGCTGGGCAAAGCGTTCTCTACAGGGATCGTCCGCTTGCTGTCGATGGTGCTCACGCGGGCAATCTGCCGCAGCACGTTCGCTTGCTGCAGCTTTTCCACGATTCGCCGCTCCATGTCCGTGGGGATAGCGGCGTTCGAGCTCGTGGTCGCAAGCGCGCGCATTTCCTGCGCGTTGTTGGTGGCGACAGCACGCAGCCAGCGGGCGGCGTACTCATCTTCGGAAGACTTGCCGACGCGCGGAGAACGCGAGTCAAGCGTCGGCTGGGACTCCAGCTTTGCAAGCCGCGCCTCAAGCGCGCGGTTCTGCGCGATCATCTCGGCGGAGCTGAGGTCGGCGTCCATCTTCGCGAACTTCTCGCGCTCCTCGCCGCTGCCGCGGGTATCGACGCTCTGCGGCGCGCGACCGGTGCGCGCCTCGTACGCCGCAAGGCTCTTGCGGTACTCATGGGTGATCGACTGAAGCTCATTCAACTCATCGGACATGGTCTGTCATCCTTCGGAAATGAAGTGCGAGCCGCAGATAGGCGGCTTCCGTGTATGCCGCGGAAACGCTCCGCAGGCTCGAACTGGTCTGGGGGTAGGCGGCGTCCTGGACGATGGACACCTCGACAAGCTGCGCGCGCTTCACAAGGCGCTGAGAGCGGTCCTTGTTCCAGCTGTCTTCGCTGACGTAGAAGCCAAAGCTCATCTCGCCGCTCAAGTCGCCGCGCTCAAGCAGGGCGCGGACATCGTTGCCGAGCGTGGTCTCGGGCAGCGTCGCCTCGAAGGCAAGCCCGTTGCGGTCGCTGCGGAGCTTGAGCGTGCCTGAGCGCGTGCGCGCGAGCGGCATCGACGCGTCGTGGTTGTAGAACAGCTTGACGTCGGCGCCGCTCGAAAGCGTCTCGTTGAACGCGCCAGGCGCGATCCGCTCGACGAACTTGCGCCCGTTCTCTGCGATCTCGCGCGAGTCCTGCCCGTAGACGGCGGCGTAGCCGGCAAGCTTGCGCCCGTCGATGGATTGCTCGGCTGCGGTGAAATCGCGTCTAGAAATCATTGGGAGTCCCCGCGCTTTCGCTTGTGTCGTCGCCGATGTTGGTCGAGCCCCCGCCTGCGCCGACGTTGAGCGCGAGCGTGGGCGTGTCGAGTCCAGGCAGCGGCGCAAGGTCAAGCTCCTCGCGCGCTTCGTTTCGTGTCATCACCCCAGCCTCGACCGCGGTGCGGAGCGCGGCCATCGTCTCTGCCATGCCTGGGCGCACCAGATCATCGGTATCGAATGCGACCGTTTCACCGGTGCCCGCCAGCTTGGTCAGGATTTCGGCGCGCCAGCACTGAAGCCACGGCATCAGGCACGAATCGACGTACATGCGCGAAAGCCATTCAAGCGTGCCGTACGACGGTCCAGCCGTCTCGGACAGATAGGACGAAGGCACGCCGTAGATTCGCGACACGTCGCCGACGCTGTACTGCCGCGCAGCCTGCAGGCCAGCGTCATCAAGCGTCGAGCTGATCCGTTCGATGCGCATTCCCTCGGCAAGCACCAGCGGCTTGCCCGTGTTGGACGTGCCCGCGTGCTTCGCCTCGTAGTCGGCCATGATGCGCTGACGCGCCTCAAGCGACAGCGGTCCAGGATGCACAAGCGCGATCTTCGGGTTGCCTGCATTGCTGAACGCCTTGAGCGCCATGTCTTCCTGCGCGGCCATGAGCTGCAGAGACGTGCGGCAAAGGCTTACGGGCGATTCGCCCCAAAGCCCGTTTACATTCGGCGCCTTCAGATGGAACACCTGATCCATCGTCAGGTCTCCGTACAGGCGCGTCCTGTAGATCGGCTCAGGTCCATTCAGGTCGAGCGAGACGCTGTCAGGCTCAAGCAGGATCAGCTCAAGCAGCTCGCCGCCGCGCGTCCGGTTGATCGCGGCGAAGGCGTTGCCGTACAGCAGCACCTGCATCGTCATCGCGCGTCGGAACTCGAATGCCGACATGTAGCGGCTCGGCGACTTTAGCAGAGAGTCTGCGCCAGCCGCGGAAACCTCGCACTCAATGCGGGCAATGTCGCCAGCGATCAGGGTGACCGCGCGATACACGGGCGTGTACCGCAGCGCGTTCGACGGGCCGACGAATGGGATTGCGCCCGACGATTCCTGGAGGATCGTGGCGCTGTACGGACCGACGAACAGGCGGCGGAGGAAATCCCTTACCACGCGCGCATTGTTGCCGCTCCTAACACCTAACGCCCGTCCTAAACCTCGGATTCATAACAGGACGCGCGCTTGCCGCCCCAGCAGTGCACGGCGATGATTCCCGCCACCAGTGGGTCGATGATGCAGTTGTTCCGCGACTTGACGGGTCGGATGTTCCCGTTCCGGTCCTGCTGCGCCGCGGCCTCTGCGCACGCGCGGCGCATGATGGGATCGTCTCCGATCACCAGCTTTCCGCCGGCCCATAGGTTCTGCCACAGCTGGCAGCCGGGTCCAAACGTGGCGATGCCCATTCGGTAGGCGGTCATCGGAATGCCGTCGGCCTCGCATACCTCGACTAGGTATTTGCTTCCCCATGCGTCGTAGCCGACAGCGCGTAGGTCATATTCCTGCCGCAGCCGCTCAAGGGTGGCTCGAATGCTCTCGTAGTCGATCTCGCGCCCTGGCGTCAGCGTGATCCGCCGTTCCGCCGCCCACGTTCGTACGGGCATTCGGTAATCAAGCTCGCGCTGGGGAACGTCCTGAGCCGGCCACCAGTAGTGACCCTTCAGGGCGACCCGCCCATCGTCAAGCGGGATCGCCAGCACGAGTGCCGTCATGTCCATCGACTTGGATAGATCAAGCCCGATCCAAGCTGGTCGGCCCTGCAACTTCTCGAAGTTGGGCGTCTCCGCTCCCGGCCAGAGCTGCATGTCGAGCCAGCCGCCAGTGTTCTCATCCATGCGCGCGCAGTGGTAGCGCAGGAACTCCGAGCGCCCCAGCGGGCTGCGCTTCATGGTGTTCCAGCTGCGGCGCAGCGATACGCGGTCGGGCTGTCCGTACTCCATCGCTGGATTGGCCTTAGGCCACGCCGCCTCATCGTCGGGCGTGTCCGCTGGGTCGATGCCGTAGAGCGCGGCGAACACCGAGTCATCCTCGACTTCGTTCCGCAGGATGCTCTCGGCGTTGGCGACCATCTCGCCGTAGATGTTCTCGGGGTTCGCGCCAGGCGTCGTGATGATGAGGCCAAGCGATTCCTTGCGCTTGCTTCCCGTGGTCAGCAGCTTGGTGAGGAACCGACCCTTGAACTCAGCCGCTTCGTCGGCGATCCAAAACGATGGGTTGAGTCCGTCAAGCGCGCGCTCGAGCGCGGGCAGTCCGGTCATTAGGCAATCCCGCGACTTGACCTCGATGCGGTCCCAAAGCACGTCGACCTCGTCGCGGTCCTGCCGGCGGATCATTGTCCGCGCCGTGTCAAGGCAGATCGCGGCTTGCTCTTCATTGTTGGCGATCACATGGACACGGCGACCGTCGCCCAGCAGCAAATCCCACAGCGCGAGCCCTGCGGCAAGCGTGGTCTTGCCGTTGCCGCGGGCTACCTGGAGTATCGCCAGCTTGGTGCGCCGCCTGCCATCCGCTCGGTAGCGCCAGCCCCATAGGTTGGCTATCACCCATGTCTGCCACGGGTGTAGTTCGAAGCTGCGTCCCGAGTCATCGCCGACCAGCGTGAGCGTCGAGAAGTGCCCTTCGATCCGCGCGACGGTCTCCCAGTCCATGTAGAT